GCCCAGAATGGTCCACGCAACCCCAGGGCTGTCCAGGGACGCAGCGCTAGGCGCTGCGGTATCTACGGGTGCGGTGTACAGAACGGTGCGGGATACAAGGAAGTACCCGTTATCGTTGAGAGTCATTATCTCAACTCCACTTCTCTTCGGTCGAAAGGACTAGTTCGTATTGGGCTACGGTTCGTCCGACGCCCGGAGGGAGCCCCGGTAGATCCTGCCTACTAGGGCGAATCAGGGTGAGCACCCTATGGATTCCCCCGGCCTGAAACACAGTTCCGACCGAATCCATCAGATCAACGGAAATCTTACGGCCCAGCCGCATAGCCTCCGTAATTCCCACGTTCGAGTATACTACGATCTGAACAGTGGGCCTATCCGAATACCGGATGTGCGGGGTCTGACCTGAGGGAAGTTCTTCGACCCAAACGTACCCCGCCGAAGCAATGGCACTCTTGGAGATATTAGCGGCCTCTGCCTCAGTCTCGGGATGAACATCCCAACCCTTGGCCTTGAGTGCCTGTACGGCCACCTGAACCGGGTCGATAAGCGTCACAGGATGGCCCCCTTCAGGATATTCAGGCCGCGGACGAAGGTACCGTCCCGCTTATGCCACCCGTTCTCTACGGCCAGAGCCGCGGGCCCCTCCAAGTTCACGAAGTGGTCAACGCGACCCTTGTCCTGAGTAATCTTGTGAGTTCCGTGCTTGTGGTGCCGAGCCAGGTTGGCGCGGGCCCGACCAAGAATCTCGAAGGCGAAGTCGCCTAGGATTCCCTCGACATCGTCCGAGTGCGAGACGGTCCGTTCCAGGCCCCTGAACAGCCGGATCTTTTCCATCAGTCCTCCCCGGTTGCCCACCACGGGCCCCAGGTCGGATTCATGTCCGGGAACCAGCCCGGGGGCAGAGTCGTGGTGTTCCCCAAGTTGAACGAGGAATACCAACGGAGCCCAAGCTTTCGCCACTCAGAATCAAGAACCGTGACATTGGCCCGACTATACCCGGGATGGGTCTGCCAATCCTCGGTATTCGGATACGCGGCCTGAACCGCGTCCGTGAGCCGGGCCGCGCGAAGCGTGATCGAGATCTCCACGGACTTCAGGTTCTTGGCGTACGTGGCGTCGGTACCAGCCTTAGTCACCGCGTCCGGAAGCTTGGACAGAATCGCTGCCTCTGCATCTTCCAGGTACGCGGTAACCTGTGCCTCTTCGGCGGGATTCAGGTCTCGGCCCAGACGGATCTGAACATCGGTGGCAGTAGCAACGGTCATGACAGCCTCCTCATTTCATCAATGAATCGGGCCAGTTCCCGCTCTGTCTGAGACTGAAGTTCCTGCCCTCGAAGACGGGCCATCTCGGACCGCTCCTGATAGTGCTTACGATCTTCGAGGAGAAGCCTCAAAGCTCGCTCATAGTCGTCAATGTTCGACCGCGGAATGAAAATACCAGCGTTGCCCAGGCATTCGGCTAGGCCCGCGGTGGGGTTGGCGATGACCGGAATACCGTTCACCTGTGCCTCGGCGGCAACCATTCCATAAGACTCGTACCCCGACGGCATGAGAACAACCCTGGACTTTCGCCACACGTCGCGCATGTCCTGCGTCACGGGCATGTACTCGACGTTCGGGATCTTCGGCCGTTCCTGGGTCCCGTGCGTGCCTTCCACGCCCAGGAATCGAACATCGGGCATCCTGCGCGCAAGCTCCTGGAACACGCGCACACCCTTGTTCTCTTGCAGATTGACTAGTGTAACCGCGGACCCAGTCTCTTCGACTCGGTGGCGGTCCGGCTCCAGGGGCGGATGAACGACGATGATGCCCTGTTCCAGGCCGCTCAAACCCGCGGCACCGGCACGGCGAACCGAGCCACCGACCCACCAGGTATTAAAGACTTCCAGTTCAGCGTTCAAAGACTTGATGTCTTCGATATCGTACCGCTCGTTGTGGTACACGGCCACTACACGGGCGTCCGGGAAGTCCTGGCAAAGCGCCTGAACTACACGGGAACCCGGGCCGTGGTGCGTGACAATAATGTCTGGAACGAACGGCGGTTCGTATCCCACGGTAACCGGAGTACCCTCGTACATGTAAAAGTTATTGATCCCCGGGTCGTTTCCGTACCCCAGGGAAAGGATGTGGACCTCGAACTCTTCGCGCGGGAGCGCGTCCAACATGTGTTGGACCATGCGCTCAGAACCAGCGGCAAGATACGGCATCCACCCATGAACCACCGCCAGGACCCGGGCCGGTCGACCGAGGTCCTGGCGTGGCTTAACGTGCTTGCTGCGGAGCGAATCCGGAGTCGCACCCAAGGCGATCATCCGCAAGGCCACCTCTGTAGGCGCCGTCATCACAGGTGATCCCCCTCGGGCACGAATCCGCATTTCACTCCTTACGATCAGCTGTCAGCGACCGCGTTGTTGAACTTCACGAAGTCCTCCGGGTCCGCCACGAGGACACCAACACGGGCCTCGATACGGACCAGAACCAGGTTGTCCTGGAAAGCGGAAATCGTGGTTCCCGAACGCACGATCGTGGCGCGGTTGTCGTAGTCGACACGGATGTCACCGATGAGTCCGAAGAACACTCGGCTCCAGTCTCCAGCCCAACCAACCGTGGTTCCCTGCTTCACCTGCGTGAGCAGAGCCGACGGGCGGCCGAGCAGACGACCGTAACGCTGGATCGACTCGGTCTCGCCTACCATGGTGTCCGTGAACAGGGGGCGCCCGTTCAGGTCCACGGCCTCGTTGAAGTTGGGCTCAACCACGGCGTCGAACGTCGAACCGGTCCACGTGCGCGGGGATCCCGTGCTGGTGTCGTTGACCAGGAGACGAAGACCCTCGTTCAGATCCTTCCACAGGCCACCCTGGGCGGCGGGCGTGTTACCGATCTCGATCGACTTCGTGGTCTGGTTGATGTACGACTGCCCGCCGATACCCGAACCCGTGATGGCCAGGGCGTCAACAGCACGCCCGAAACCACCCTGAGCGTTGGCCACAATCTCGGCCAGAAGGTTCATCGAGTTCTGGTCGGTGACCGACTCCTCCGTGACCGGGACAATCGTGGCCCACTTGCGAACGGCCATCGTCTTGTTCGAGATCACGGCATCGTTGATGGGCTTCGAGGTACCCTCATTCACCCATCCGCCACCGATGTCGGTGGTGAAGACCGGGACCGTAGCACCCGATCCGGTTACAGTTACCCGCGTAGCGTTTCGGAGGACGAACGAATCCTTACGCGAACGCGTGAGCAGGGGGGCAGCCTCAGCCTGAGGAATGACGAAACTACCCGAGGTCAGCATAGCCATGCTAAATCACTCGCTTTCAAGTTCAGCAAAGTGGCGGGCGATTGCCTGAGTCAGGCCCTCGTGCTCCGTCAGTGGAGCGGCCGCGCCGTTGGTGTTGGTGCGATCCCCCGTAGCGTGGCTAACGCCACCATTTCCGAGAGACTGCTTAAACGCCTCGGCGTCAGCCTTGAGCGCATCCGGGGTATCACCCTTGAGGCGATCCGCGAAATCTAGATCCAGCTTCGCAGCACGCGCAGCATTGATGCGGGCCAGTTCGAGCTGGGTATTGGCGTGCGCAGCTGAAGTCTGCGCATACTCGTCCTGAAGGGCAGAGAACTTAGTTGCGATCTCCTGGCCCTGGGTCGCCTTAGCGGTAAGCTCATCGAGCTTCGTGTTCGCCTGGGCTACCAGAGCGTCACGCTCCTGAAGCTTAGCGTTCAGGTCCGACACTTCCAGACGCCGGGTCTTAGCCTCATCGCGGAGGTCCCGGATATACTTCTGGGTGTCCTCGTCAAGGCTGGAAATATCGCGATCAGTCATGGGGTTTCTACCCTCTCTGCCCCGTCAGGGTCAATGGTCTTGAGTTGCTTCACGAGTCCGGCCAGATCGGTCTTGCCGTCGTTGGCCTTGACTGCCTTCTCGTACTTGGCCCTTGCCTCGGCCACCTGATCGGCGCCTGGGTAATCCTTCTCGCCCTTTCGGACAAGTTGAACCTCGCACGTGTCACCGGCGTGGAAATGCGCCTTCTGAGGATCGGTTCGTGTCGGGCCCATCGAGATTAGGACCATACAAAACGGGCACGTCGGCGGTTCCGGATCTACTCGGGCCCATCCCTCGAAGCGCTTATCGCGCATCGCGTAATCGATCAGAGTCCCGCGTTCCGCGTCCAGAGCCCAGTGTTCCCCTGCGCGCTGAACTTCGGCGATGTGGTCCTCGGTAACCGTGACTTCTACTGAGTCCGGACCCTCAGAGAGGATCTTCTTCTCCAGAGACTGAAGCCACACCTTTTCGTCGAACCGGGTCAGCTTCTTAGGCTTGAGGGGCTTGCCCCCTTCAAGGGCCGTAACGTACTGCTGCGTAGCAAGTCGGCTCATCGTGGATCGGGCCCCCTGCACGTACGGCGCGGTGCGCCTGCTCAGGGTGCTCACCAACGCCTTAGACATGGTCTTGCCCACGAATGGACGGAGAGCCTTGCCCAAGGCGTTAGAGAGCGTCTGAGCGGCGGTACTACGTACGTGACGGGCCTGTACCGGCTTCACTGGCCCTCAACCGGAGCAGGGACCACAGCCTGGACAGGCGGAGCCTTAGCGGCCTGATCAGCCATGAGCTTCTTGAACTCTTCCGACGCCTCGAACTCGCGGATACGCTCACGGTCCTCAGGCGAAACACGGAGAATGTTCCAGATCATCTCACGGTCGATAACCACCTGCCCATTGATCGAACCGATCTGGGACAGCTTCAAAGCAGCATCAGCCTGTGCCGTCGGAGTCGGAGTCGAAGGGTCAGCCCACTTAGCAGCCTGGCGACCGGGATCTACGCCTAGGAGAGCCGCCACAACCGCGGCGACCATAAGAACCGGGCCCGTGAACTGGTCACAGATCTCGCGAGACCTGATCTCCAGACGAGCATCGTTCTCGCGGATAGCATCACCGGATGCGCCCTGGGCCTCTGAGGAGATACCCCAGTAGCTGAGCGGAATACCCGAGATCTCCGAAGCCTTGCGACCGTACAGCATTGCAGCCTCGACAAACGGCTGAAGCTGAGCAGCCTGCCACTGGTCCAGCTTCACATCCCCGGACAGGGCCAGGATGGAAGTCATGTACGTTTCGAGCGTACTCAGATCCGAGATGGACTCCGGCAGGGCGGCAATGAGCGCACGCTGAGGAACCGCCAGAGCATCGGCCGCAATGGCTAGCCCGGTGAGGTTCCGCGAACCCTGGTCCTGGAGCCCGTACAGGTCTCGTGCCTCAGCACGCCCGTACGGCTCACCCGCACGGGAACGGTTCAGGAGGGGGACCATGAGCAGGCCCTGGCCCGGAACATTCCCCGAATCAACCTCGTACCACGGATCCGAAGGGACCTTGCGCGCCAGGGCGTTAGGCTCGATAGCGAACTCTGTCCACGTACCTGGAGTGTAGACCGTGACCCTCTGGGGATTCACGATTGGACCCTTATTCACGTACCACGGGGGCCTGTGAATTCGCATCACGGCCAGAACCTCGGCGGTGTCCGGATCCTCCCAGAACGCGCCATCGCGACCGCGGATAGCCTGGAAGTTCACACTTCCCGCCCCGAGGTCCACGACACGAAGATACCCTGTGCCAGTTGCCAGAGATTCCAGCACGGCACGGTTCAGCTCTCCCGAGAGCGCGGTGCGGAAGTCCTCCACCTGATCCTGGGCATCGGGCCAAACCAGATCCTCAAGCTTGACACGGTCCGCGAACGCGTTTGTAGCCACACGAACCGCGGGCCATGCCGTGCGGAACCTGGCCAAGGCCGGGGGAATCGTGGATCCGATATTCACCGAGCTAGGCTCAGCGCGAAAGTATCGGTCCGCACGCTCAAGATAGCGGGACTGATCCCTGTAAATCCTCATCAGCTCATCAAGAGCTGTACGGGGGTCTACCATTCGTTACTACCCCCCTTGAGGCGGTGTACGCGCGCAGGCTTCAGCTTCTTGGTATTGAAGTCCTTAGCCAACGCGGATGCGGCGCCGTACGCCATGAGTGAAGCAGCGACAATATCGACGCGCTTCGTGGACGACTTAGTGATCTTACCGAACGAATATCCCCACCGGTTCAGGCGACGCTTCGCGTTCGCCCAGTGCATACGCATCGAATACGTAGCTCGGAAGTGGATCTTCTTAGACTCGATCTCGTTTACTAGAGCCTCGCACAAGAACGTCAAACCGCGCTGATCGGTACGGTTATCGCGAATCAGCTGACCGGCTGTTGAGGCCTTAGCCTGAAGCTTCTGCCCGTAATCCTTCTCCCAGGCGTAAACCCAGGATTCGAACGGGTGGACGTCGCACGCCGCGGCAACAACATTGAAACGTTCCATGTAGGCCCTAAAACTCTGATCAACCATCTCTTCATCGATTCGCCACTTGGGCGAGTTCGGGTCCTGCTTCTCCGGAGGCTCCCAGTATTCCAGGAGGTGGAAAGAGCGGTCCTCAAGACGGAAAGCCACAATGGCCGTACCGTCTCCCGAGAGTGACCCATCGAACCCGAGCGTGATAACGTCGTCCTCTTCCAGAGGCGCGACACGCTGCCCTAGCTCATCGAACAACGGCATAGAGATGAGTGAATCATCGTCGGACAGAATCTGGTTCAGGTGCTCACGACGGAACGTCGTCGGAGACGTACCCGTGTCCAGGGCCTGGTTGATCAGGCGCCGGACATCAAGCCAGTGCGCATCACCAGCGGCCTGCCTGATAGCCTCTTCAAGCTCTTCCAGAATGGTGAGCTTAAGGGCCGGATCAGCCTCTAGAGCATCGTACAGAATCCGCGAGAACCCGAAGGTCTCCATCTGCTTCGCGTACGCCGCGAACGTTCGCTCGGCATGTGAATCCAGCCCAGGCTCGTAAGCGTTACAAAACTCGAACAGACGGGCACGACCGCCCGGGTTCTTGGCCAGGTTCGAGTTGATACGAATCATGGCTTCGTGGCCGCCGTTGGAGGCGATCCACTCAGAAACCTCGTCCGCGAACACAGCCGTAGGGCGAGGCCCTCGAAGTGCGCGCGGGTTATTGGCGATGGCGGCAAGACGCCCTGGTCCTCCGCCATCTACGGCGTTAGACTTGACGATCGCTTCGACACCGATGGCCAGACCATACTTCTCAATGGCGTCATCCGAGAACGAAGCTCGGGCGATATCCATGATCGGCTTGGTCTGTTCCATCGTAATAGCGATGATCTGGACCCAAGGTGCAGGCTCCGGAACCCCGATCGGGAATCCGTCCTCGTCCCATCCGCCGAAGCGAACCGGGCCACACAGCTCAGCACACGCTAGAGCGGCGGCCAACGGGGACTTACCCGTACCTCGGGCACGTCGGAGCGCGCCACGGTCATATAGCCAACGACCCTCGTCATCGATCGCGTACGCGCACAGAACAAAGTCGATGCCCTCGTTCGTGAGTTCCAGCGGTTCGCCCGTGACTCCGTGAACGAGATTATCGACCATCCACTCAAGGATTTGCCACCCGAGCGTTCGGTTCTCGTCCGGGATCTGGGGCATGATCCTCACCGCGGGCATCAAGCACCCCGGGTGCGGCTAGCGCGTCGCGCTTCCAGGCGCTCCTTGGCTACGACCTTGGCCGGATCCGCCTTCTCAGTCTCGCGCTTAATGGCGATGTCCATGGTGCGGCGTGCGCCCTCGGTGAACCCAAGATCGTTGAGGTACATCCGGAGCTGCATGGCGCGACCCGCGGACATACGATCCCCGATGCACCTGTGGATCAGTTCGCACGTAACCCAGGCCTGGACATAGTCTGTCTGCTCGTAGAATCGACGTAGAGGACTCTCATTGAAGCCCTGCCAGCCCTTGAGGGCTACGGGGTGCCAGTACTCGGCCGGAGCCAAATCGCTCGTTAGCGTGGACTTCAGAGCCTCGATCTCCTCATCGGAGACTACGATCTCGTCCATCTTCGCCTGCTCAGCGCGGGTACGGTGTCCTAGGCGGTCCTCTGGGCGCTTCTTGGCGCCGGGTCCAGTCTTCGGGGCAGCCATCGGGGCTCCTCCTTATCAGGAGGGCTTCAGGCCCTCGCTTGGGTGCTTCTCGGCGGGGCGCTTGCCCTTGGCCTGACGCTTCCGGTACGCACGGACGCGCTCCCGGGTAGACTTGGTCTTGTGACACGGCTTGCAGATCGGGGCGCAATTGTCAGCCTCGTTCGATCCGCCCTCGGTCACAGGTCGGATGTGGTCCTTTTCGAGGTCCACGCCCACGGCGCCACAGAGGTAGCACCGGCGCCCGAATCGGCGTAGAGCATGGGCCCAGACCGTGGCGGAGAACGTAGAGTTGGCGGGCCTATTCCGGCTGTAGCTCATCGGTAGACCCCCGGCCAGTATCGCGCCGGAGAACCGAAGTAATCCGGACCATGTTCCGGGGTCCCGATCCGCTCTAGCACGGTACAGCCACCGGTTCGAGCCTTCTGCGCAACATGGGCAAGAGCCTCGCGCCACGTATCGAACTTCTCCATGCGAAGCGCCGGGAAGCTGAACCCGTACGCGTCCGTGATGACGCACCACTTGGGTGGGCCCATGAGCTGGGGGACCTTGGCAACACGCGGCTTGCTCACAGGAACGACCCCCTCTGATCCAGATAGGCACGGGTTGACACGGGCTCCGTCAGCGGCGTATAGTCCCTCATGAGCACTTCGTTGGGTGACACGGCAATACGATGACCCACCTCATGCCAGAGGCAGCGCGCGGTCTTTGGCTCGGCAGGCGGGGCACCGAACAGGCCAGCTAGCGTCTGTCGGAACGCAGCATCTTCGTAGCCCCAACCGGAGAACCGCTCATCCATGCCCCCCGTGGCGACGTACGCGTCACGGGTCAAGGCAACGGGCCCTGTGCAGAACGGCAGGACGTACTCAAAGGGCTCAGCGGCTCGGGGCGCTCCGGAGAGGATCCGGGCCGTTGACTCCTGAGAGTAGTACGCAGTCTCGTGGAACAGCGGGAACCAGTCGACGGTATCCAGTCGATTGTATACAACTTGGACGAGTTCGAAATCGGGGACCGTGTCGGCACCGATCATCATCAGTCGATCATGCTTGGCGAGCCGAAAGGCTCGGTTCTGGGCACGAGAGCAGTTGAACGGGCCACCAGGGTCGTCTTCGCCGACGCAGATATCGGCGCCGGTCTTCTCCCACATCATCAAGACGTACTCGAACACGCGTTCGCGCTGAGGGTCTCCGCCGCGCCATGGGATCAAAACGGAGACATCCACTTGCGCTCCTCAACTCGGGGTGCTAAGCTACTCCTATGAACATCAAAGAGGCAGTCAAGGCCCTTCCGGAACTCCCGACTCTCTTCGCCACCTCTATGATCTACGCCCAGGGCTGGAAGCCCAGCACCGAAGAGCTGGCAGCGATCAAGGCCCGGAAGGCGTTCTTCCGGGAGATCGGAATCCCCGACTCCCTGAACATCACGGTCAAGCACCCGCAGACCGGTGAGACCATCGGCTACATGCAGTTCTGACTCAGGGCCCCGGCTACGGCCGGGGCTTACTTCTTGTGATTGGTCTTAAGGTATCCAGGTATGACAGCCTGAATGATGTTCGTGGTGAGACCGTCGGCCATATGTGCCGGAACCCCGGCCTCGATCAGCAACCTGTGAAGCGTGGTCCACTTGTGCACGGACCCTGACCACTTGGCCAGGCCTGCACCTGCGGTCCAGTACTTCCAGAGCGCGGACCCTGGCCCGAACGGTAGGGTTGACCCCCCGGTTCCAACGGCCATGATCTCACCTCACTCAAACTCCTGGGCCGCTTCGATGCGTTCCTTGAGCTTCTCGATAGCGACAAGGCCGCGCGCGGTAGCGCGGCTCACAGCTTCGAACCACGAGGACCCGGACCCCTTGGCCAGGATTGTGTCACCGGCCACTACCGAAGCTCGGAACGTGCCGTCCTGATCGCCCATCACAACGAGGGCGAATTCCTCCACGGCATCGAACTCGGTCACACGCTTGTAGAAGTCGGTCAGGATCTCTCCCATGAACCGGTCTTCCATCTCGGGGGTGTCGGTCATCGGGCCCTCCTCGCGTAGCCGCTCGTCAAGAGCGCGCCAACTTGGCCAAGCCTCGAAACATAAACTCGAACGGCTTGACGATGAACCAAACCAGAACCGAGGTCAGCAGCCCGGGCCTCTTGCCTCGGCGCTTGATCGGCTTGGAGTAAGCCACAGGGCCCGGGAGATTGACGTGCCATCGGAACGACATCACCGAGCCACCTTTCGACATGAGAACGTGTGGTGGTTCCAGTGTACAACCACGTACCGGACCTGGCCATCGATCAGCGGCTCGACGGATACGCGGTCCGATTCAAGGATGGGCGCCCCGCACGCGGCGCAAGTCTTCTGACGATGCGCCATGCTCATCGGGCCAGCTCCTTGATTCGGCGCGCGGTGTAGATCTCCTGAGCGAACTGGGCCTGACGGACCAGCACGGCCAGAAGGTAGACCATGAAGATCAGGACCGGAGCCGCGAGCGGAGACCCGTTCAAGACACCGGCGATCAGGGAAGCGAAGATGAGGAGGAAGCGGTACAGGTTCGTCATGGCGAATACCATAACATAGTGCGGCTCAAGCCGCAAGCCCCTCGTTCAGAATCTCCCGAGCAACGGCGATCATGAGCCGCTTGTTCTGCTCCGGTACCTCGGACCACGGCACGGCCGAAGCCTCGCGGGTCTTGTATCCGAAGTCAGGGGCAAGGCGTTCGTACGCCTCATGGAACCGCTTGGCCAGGGCCTCAGCCTCGTTCATGGCTGCCTCTCACAGAGCGTAGTCGGGGATGACACACAGGCATAAAGCTCTGGGAGCGAGCGTGTCGGGAGAACACCACGGGCTGCGCGAACAGACCCGGGGAGGGTACCACCCCCAGGCCCCTGTGTCAAGCCTACTGACAAGATTCACAATCTGTGTCATTCAGATCACACGCTGTGCCTAGTTCGAAGTCCTCGACATCCGAAGTGCGAATCAGTTCGTCCGCACCATCAGTGCATGAGCAGAGGTCATCGTACCAGCACATGCGGCCTCCATAAGTAAAAGCCCGCCCAGTACCGGAGCACGGGCGGGAACTAGAAGTGAGGTATGCGGGATTCGAACCCACACATTCAGTTTGGAAGACTGACATGCTATCCGTTAAACATCAATACCCCATTGTGGGACTATGCTTGCGCGCAGCAGTGAGCCCCTGTGGAGAAGACGGGAATCGAACCCGTTCACCCGGTATGCAACGCCGGTGCTCTACCATTTGAGCTACAACCCCAAAGCGCCCAACCAGGGAGTTACCCCTAGGCCAGGCTTGCGATCCGTACGGGATTCGAACCCGCGCCGTCCATCTTGACAGAATGGTGCTCTACCGTTGAGCTAACGGACCATTGAAGCTAGAATCATTTGATAACCCAGATCTAGCCAACTGGGGGACTATTTCGCGCCCACTCGCCCGAGGATCACTCGGGACAGTACTGCTCCTAGGAGTTGAACCTAGCACAAGTTCCTTATCAGAGAACTTCGGTCAACCGGACACGCGAACAGCATGGACTGTAATGTGGGTATCGATCCCACGTCTTCCGCGTCACAGGCGGATATTCTTCCATTGAACTAATCACAGAGCTACCGGTCAAGGGGTCGAACCTCAGTCCCCAGGTTCAGAGCCTGGTATCTTGCCATTAGACGAACCGGTATTGCGGCCCCCGCTTATCACGGGGGACCTAGTCTGGCACCTGGGAGTCGAACCCAGTATCTCTCCGGCCCGAACGGAGCGGATTACCATCTTCCTCGTACCATATAGTGCCCGATAGTTTCGTCTCCCTCGGTGCAGGGGAAAGGTGTCGGGGACGGGACTCGAACCCGCATCGCACAGCTTATGAGACTGTCATGTTACCGATTACACTACCCCGCAGTAGGCCTACTAGGATTCGAACCTAGATCTCACGGATTAAGAGTCCGGGGTTTTACCGTTGAAACTATAGACCCATGTACTTCTACGTCCGGTTCATGCTCTGGATTTTACCGGCAACTATGTTCTCTACGCACCCTCGGTAGGATTCGAACCTACGGCACCCGGTTTAGGAAACCGGTGTTCTGTCCGCTGAACTACGAAGGTATGGAACCCGATACAGGATTCGAACCTGCGACCGCCTTGGTTCGTAGCCAAGGGCTCTTTCCTCTGAGCTAATCGGGTAAAGGTCCCTGGTTACCGCCCTTAGGGGCGCATTGCAACGGGACCAAGTTGGCACTGAAGGATTCGAACCCTCGACATACCGGGTGTAGGCCGGTTGTTCTTCCACTGAACTAAGCGCCATTGGCAAGGGAAGTGAGAGTCAAACTCACTGGCACCCGGTTTTGGAGACCAGGCTCGCATCATGCGTTCCCTAACGATCAGCACATCCCGAGCAAGAAGCTCCGGAAAGCTGAGTAGAACACCCACTGTCCAAGCGCTGTCATGTGCACCTGGTCCGGGGGAGACTTGAAACTGTACGGATCATTTCCCGGGAAGTAGAATTCCGATCCGAAGAACTTGAGCCCGTTATCACGGGCGAGATCCTTTTCAACGTTCAGGTAGTCGGCCTGGGGAGCACGGGTACTCGTGAGTTCCTCGTTGTACACCCAAGGCATGTGAATGATGACGACCGTGGAGCCAGAGCTAAGAGCCCGGATTCGATCGATGATCGTCTGGTATTGCGCCCTGAACGTCTCGACGGGGACTCCGCCTGCCCAGTCATTGGTTCCCCATCCCAGGGTGATCAGGTTGGGCTGATGAGACGTGAACTCGATATGATCCGAGTACTTCGCTCCGGGCAGGTAGTCGGCGGTAGCCGATCCTGCGATGGCGCCACCGACCCAGACCTGAGTTCCCGGGGCGCCATCCGACTGAAGTGAAGCTCCCAGCACTGAGGGCCAGCGCTGATCTTCGGCAGAGACCGAGCCACTTGCCGTCTGAGAGTCGCCCAGAAGGTCCAGGACCGGTGCTCCGGTGTAGAGACCCTGGCACCACCCTCCCGTGCCCGCAGAGGCCATCTCAGCCCCGGGAATGACCATCGTGAGGCCAAGCACCAGCGCTAGGAAGAGTCGAAGGGCTCGCACGGGTCTTCCTCTCAGGTTAAGTGATCCATCCCGGATTCGAACCGAGGACATATGCTTGAGGGGCACATGTGTTACCGCTACACCAATGGACCAGAGGCCCGTTCAGCGTGGGCTAGACGCTTGGACCCAAACTCAGCTCTTAGTCAGGGCTTACCGGGTCCTAGAGCCAACCGACGGAATCGAACCGACATTTCGGGGATACGACGCCCGAGTCTTTCCATTAGACGAGGAAGGCAGAGACCCTGATTAAGCGGTGGGTCAATCCGCACGTAGGCAGTATCCGGACCATTCGGACACTGAGGCTGGATCTGGTCGCCGTCAATCCTACGTTAAGTACCCCTCCGGAGATTCGAACTCCGAACCTTCTGGGTCTGAGCCAGACGCCTCTGCCAGTTGGGCTAGAGGGGCATAAGAGAGCTATGTCGGGCTCATCCCGCCTAGGCGCCACGTTAGCCCTAGGGACCCTCGTCAGGGCCTAGTCCCGCGACCAGGAATCGAACCTGACTCGGTAGCGGTTTACAGCCGCGCCGCATCCCAGATGCCTCGGGTTGGACACTCAGGCCGGATTCAAACCGGCGTAAACCTGGGTTGCAACCAGGCACCTAGTCTCTCGGTCACTGAGCGTTAAGGAACTAGACCCTGCTCTTACCGGAGTCAGTGTCGGCTATCCAGGGCCCTAAGACCCGCCTAGTTCCAGCGGAAAGGGAAGGAATCGAACCTTCGAGCCCCTAAGGGCTACGCCGTTAGCAGCGGCGCCGTAGATCCCAGCTACACCAATCCAAGGTAAAGGGTCAACACCGCCAGAGCACCACGTTGGATGACTCAGGAGCTACCTCAGATGCCTCTACGGGAGGATCAACTGTGGCGATGGACCCTGCGGAGAGTGGAGGAGTCGAACCCCTAGGTCAATGCCTACCATCCCGGGTTTCGAAGCCGGTGCCCAGCCTCCCGGGCGGCACAATCCATGCTAAACGGTGAGCGCTTTACCCCTTAAGCTAGTCCCACTGGTACCTAGTGGCCCGGGATTCGAACCCGAATCTCTCACCTACGCCGAAGATACAGGATTCGAACCTGTGCATCCGGTACTTCACACCGGCACTCTTCCAACTGAGTTAATCTTCGTTACTGGCAATCTTTGATATCCCAGGACGCCTAGACTGGGTCTCCCCGACTTGATCAAGGTCGGATCAACAAGCTGACCGGGCAGGATTCGAACCTACATCTAAGGGATTAACAGTCCCTTGCTCTACCGTTGAGCTACTGGCCAATGTGTCACACCATCAGAAAGATCTAAACCAGCGGCATGAGACTGGTCTCAATGTCTCCCCTTGATGTCAAAGGTCATCACCCCAACGGCCGGTTTCTGGTGTCGACTCGCCAGACCTCTTCCAAGTTTGAAGACCCTCGGGGAGCCGGAGGCTCCGGAGAGGAGGAACAGAACCTCAACGGCTCAACCCGAGGATCTGGTGTAAGGATCATGTTCAGGTCCACGCTTATACGTGTACGTGCGCTGGACTCGTGTAACTTGTCCCTACTTATAGAGGGTAATCGCCCCTTTTCCCAGGTCACGTACTTTTAGCTACTGTACGTTACGGGGCCCTAACTTCAGGTACAGGGGATAAGATCCAGGAACCAGGGTTCAAGGTTCTTAGTTCTAGAACCTAGAGAACCCCTTAAGGGGTTCTCTAGATCTTAGGTTTAAGGTTCTTATGCCCTATCCCCTATCCCTTAACCCCTACCCCTACTTATAGAGGGTAATCGCCCCTTTTCCCAGGTCGCGTATCTGGCCATCACCCGTTTGGGGGATACGGCTTGACACTGCCTTCGAGCCCTGGCAGAGTGGCCCTCACACCGCCTACGCAGAGAGGATCAAGGGATGAGCGCGGGTGATAGCTACTTTAGCAAGGCCCTCACGTACAGCAATCGGAAACTACTCTCCGAGTTCCGGGCTGGGACTGCCGATGTGAGTTTTGACACCATCGTCGGGACCGGGCTTTCGGGAACCGTGTACGTTTCTCGGGTGGCCCCGACCGTAGGTTCTAAGTTCGCCATCGTGCGCAAGCCCGATGACCAATCGACACACTCTTGTTATCGGATCGAAGGCTCCGTGGGCCTGGAGTACATCATCGCCGATGACTTCGTGTACTCAGGCCGAACCGTACGCAGAGTGATCGAACGGATGCGGGAAGAATACCCGTGGTCCAAGTTCATGGGGGTGTGGACCTACGAGGCCCAAGTCTTCAAGAGCCGGGCGTACATTCTGGACCGGTGGCGATGGGCTGATGAGGTCATCCATGGGGCTCCGATGTTCGGGCCTCTGACCTACCAGGAAATGTGCTCCAAGACGTACGGGTACCCGGTCCTCTACGCCCCCGAAAACGGATGGACTGCGGCTTGACGACCTGTGTTAGACTGGAAGTAAGACACGAGAGAGGACTTCCGATGACCCTGCCCGCGCCCGAACCGCTCAGGCCGGTTGCCTGGCCTGTGCGAACCATACGTGACGAGAATAAGTACCGGCTCTGGATCTCCGTTGACTCGATCATGGAATTCAGGAATATCGCTGGTCAGGCTGGGTGGCCTGCTCCATTCCTGATCCTCCTGGACCACATCGTTCGGGAGGCTCAGCGTGCTGATCTCCATGGAAAGGACATCGAATGATCAACCTGCGCGTGGCCTGGGTTCTGGCCCACGAGATCCACGGTACGCCGTGGGAGGGGGCATGCCTCAAGAAGGGCTTGGACCCCAGCTCCGCGACCGCAGACGACATCCTAGGGCGTATGCGCGATGACATGTGGGACGCCTCCGGTAAGCGAGTGCTCACGTATGGGGACGATCATGTCTTCGATGAGCTGGAAGCTGAGCCCGTCACCCCGGTCGATGACTCACGCGAATTCGTGACCGAGGTAACAGAGATCGCGGGCTTGACAAAGCAGGAACGACGTGTAGTGTCAGCTATCGTGGACGGATCCCCGATCCCAGACGGCAAAAACTACACGGGTCCCTTGGCTCGCCATCTGAACACCACGCCTAAGGGTGTACGAAACGCCTGGGAGCGGGCCAAGCGCAAGCTTCGTGACAATTGGTCGGCAGAGTAGAGGAGACGAGATGAAAGACGGCACGCTGGTCACGGTCGGGAAGACCGGGACCAAGGTGTACAAAGCGTACAGGACGGATGACACCGGGTGGCGATACCTGTACACCCTGGTTCCGGCCGACGGTATCGGGCGCAAACGGTACCGTGTCCAGGAAACGAAGCTGGCCCCAGCCGTCTCTGCTCAGGTCGAGGTGGCCAACACTTCACGGGGCCAGGTCCGGCGCCCGAAGTCGTTCCGGTCTCGGTACCCTGTGTATTCCGGGTGCACTCGACGCACGTACGTGGGCAAAGACTGGGTGTTCAAGGTGGCCAAGTACCCAGGGGACAACTACAAGAACCGGGTCGAGGCCGCTCGATACGCTGCGCAGACCGGGGTGCCCGAGGACAAGATCGCAGCCACGTTCGGCGCGGACGCGCACCGATCCCTGATCCGATGGCGTGACGTTCCGATCGCGGAGTGCCACTTGCTCCCGGACGGGGTCCTGATGATGGAACGTGTCCGGCCGGTGCACAACCTGAACGCCGAGGAAGGCGCGGACGAACTCACCTGGGCCGAAAAGGGCAACCTGGGGTACCGGAGGCCTGAATGGGCTAGTGCAGTGGATTGCGAGCAGATCGGATACAACCGCCATGGCGAGCTTGTCGCCTTCGACCTGTAAAGAGGGAGACATGGTCTCGTTATCGCTCGTGGTAGCATCCTGGGTTTGGGCTTGGGCGATGATCTACTGGGCTACGGCCTGGACGTACAGCGGAAAGAAGAGCCAGATACGGATCGCAGCACTGTGCGGCGCCACCAGCGTCGCGCTCTCGTGCCTCGCCGTCATGGTTGCATGATCCAAGAACCATCCGAGAACACGAAGGAGGCCCCGGGTGCCGAACTTATGCCCGAAGAACCACGATAAGGACCTCGTGGGCATCACCAAACAGCGACGATGCCGCGAGTGCGAACGGGTGCGCCTCCGTAAACAGGCCCAGAATCGTCGTAGGACGACGAAGACGCGTTTCCGGTACCCGGACCCTCCGAGCCGGGTTAAGCCCGCCACAGACGGTCTGGAGGCCGAGTACGGGCCTGTTCCGGACCTCGTGCCCGACGCCGAGTGGTACGACGCGGTGATCGTGGACCGGGTCCTGGGAAAGCAGCGCCCCGGGCGTCGTCCCTACTTGCTAGAATGGGCCGAGATTTTCAGGCGGCAACCCCGAGCTGGGATCACTGACGAGGAGATCGGCGACTTGATCGGTGTCCGGTTCGATGCCGTCTCTGCGATCAGGAAGGCCTTGGATGAACGACGTACGCTCGTACTCGCAGCTGAATAGCTACACTCGGTGCCCGTACATGTACTACCTGGAACGGGTAGAGATGGTTTGGCAACGACCTGCGGCCTGGCTCCCGATGGGCTCAGCTGTGCATGAGGCGGCCGAAGCCTGGGAGCTGTCCGGCAGGACCATGACCCTTGAGGCCGCGGTTCTGGTGTTCGAGAACGCGTACCAGCGCGAGACGAACAACTACTTGGCCGAGACCCCCAACCCCCGGTTCTGGTTCGCCTCGGGCCCGTACAAGGGCGCCGAAGACATCGCACGGAGATTCAAGCTGGGCCGTGAGCATGTGGCTCGGTACATCGCGTGGTACGAGAAGCACCCCGACGAGGTCCCGATCACCCTGACCGCGGGCCCTGACACCGGTAAGATGCTCGTGGAGTTCCCGTTCGAGATCGAGATCGGTGGGATCCCGGTCCGAGGGTTCATCGACTGGATCGGGTACGACTCGGACGGGGCCCTGATCGTCCGGGACAACAAGACGGGGACGACGCCCGGGGGTCCGGACCAGTTGGCGACCTACGCCCTCGCGGTTCAGGCCTCGGTCGGAGCCGTGGTCAACCGAGGTGATTTCTTCATGACCCGGACCGGGAAGCCCACGTTCCCGTACCAACTAACCCAGGTCGTGAAGACGGAACTGGAGATGGACTACGTGAGGATGGACACCGCCGTCAAGGCGGGGTCGTTCCCCGCCAAGCCCGAGGCCAAGAAGTGCATGTTCTGCTCTGTGAGTGCAAGCTGCAAGTACCGTGTCTAAGGCCTGGGGAACGTGGGGTCCGAACCACGGGCCGAAGGATGCTGCGCGAGTGCCGAGACTGCGGCAAGACCTGGTGGGAGATTCTCGAACAGACAACGGAGGACGTATGAGCAGGCCCAAGTGCCCGATATGCTACAGAGGCTTGATCGATCGGCAGGGCCGGTGGTACTGTACTTGGTGCCAGAAGTATCGACACCCGAGACACTGAGGATGGATCATGAAAGAGCAGATCACGGTTAAGGAACTGCGCGACAAGCTGAACAAGGTGATCGAGAACGGGCACGGGAAGGCCAAGGTCATCATCGAAGGCTGCGATTGTGACGGCCCGTGCATCGATGTCTACGTGACCACGGATCCGCACGAGTACGCAATTCTGGAAAGGGGCTAGTGGTGAGGTTTTACACACCGTGGGAAGAGCTGAAGTACGCCCTGGAAACCGACTACGCGGAGCGTGTTCTTTCAGCCATGCTCGCATTGATGCGGCTCGGGGAAAGCCCCAGGGACATCGAGGAATGGGTGGGCAAGAACGTGTACCCTGATTTTCCAGTGAAGGGGTGATATGTACTCGATTGTTCAGGCCCGAAGGATCCGGGGCGCGGCCGGGGACCCGCTACCGACCGTGTTCCAGACCTTCGAGGAGTACGGGATCATCTTCAGGCGAGGACAGCTGTGCCTGATCTGCGCGGGTCCGGGCACGGGCAAGTCGGCCCTGGCCTTGACTCAGGCTGTCAGGTCCCGAGTTCCGACGCTGTACATGTCGGCGGACTCCGACGCCTTCACCCAGGTGTCGCGCTCGTTCTCGATTCATACCGGGCTACCGATGGGCGAGACCGAGAAGTACGCCCGTGGCGAGCCTGTTTTGGAGTCCACGGTGGAGCAGGCCAAGGGCTTGAACGAGATTCCGATCCGGTTCAACTTCCTGGCCGCGCCCACACTGAAGAACATCGAAAGGAGCATGGAAGCATTCGACGAATTGTACGGAGAGTATCCGGCCCTTACCGTTGTGGATAACATCACCAACGTCCGGAACGGCACTGAGGACAACGCGGAGAATCCGTTCGGCGGCCTGGAGGTCTTCCTGGACTATGCCAACGAAATGGCCCGAGAGACCCAGTCTTGTGTCATCGGACTACACCACGTGAACGGTCCGTACAACGATCAGAACAAACCGATCCCGCTGTCCGGGGTAAAGGGTCAGATCGGGCGTGTGCCCCAGATGATCCTGACGCTGTTCCGGTCCGGGCCCGGGACCGTAGGCGTGTCCCCGGTCAAGCTTCGAGGCGCCAAGTTCGATGCCTCAGGCGAGTGGTACGGGGAGCTTGACTTCGATGGCGGGACCATGACGTTCAAGGATCAGAGCGTGGGCATGCCCTTGGCAATCCCGGGATCGACTGGTACCGTGGACCCGTACGCACGAGACCCACGACGAGAAGAGGAATACTGATGAGCAGGGATTACGACCACAACAGCAGCGATGAGGATCTGTCCAAGGTCTTCGAAGGCAGGAAGATCGTCCACGCGGAGAAGGGTGGCGAATATCCTCGGATGGGCTACTCGGTTCCCGAGGGGCTCCTTGTGCTGGACGATGGCACCAAGCTTTACCTGGCCGGGAACGACGGCGGGTGCGCTTGCTCTGCGGGGTGCTATCCCCTGGCCCACGTTGCGACCGTGGACAACATCATCACCCGAGCCGAGATCTATTCCAGCCCGGACACCGACGACGATGAGCGTGGCGAAGGTGTGTACCGGATCTTCGTGTTCGCGGACGCGGAGAAGATCAACGTTGCCGAGTTCCAGGGTTCGGACGGCAATGGCTACTACGGAACAGGGTTCGAACTGATCGTGGTTCGGCCCGGGGAAGAGGACTGATGAAAGATGAAGTGTACCGCGTGACCGAAGAGGGCACCGATAAACGGTACGGAGGTTGGAACAACGTGACCAAGTTGTTCAACACGCGCAAGGGTGCCCGGGATGCCCTGAGGCTGGAGCAGGGGCTTCACGCGCGGCGGAACGAGTACCGTGACCTTCGGGGCGAGGCGCTGGAACCGATCCCCGAGTTCAAGATCCAGAAGTCGGCGCTTGTCTGGGAGGACGTCGAATGAGCGGCGAATATGTGTACCTGGCCACATCCGCGATCACCGGTGAGCCGATCGGAGCCTTCGTTCGTAAGTACGAACTTGAGAACTGGTGCCGAACTCAGGAGAAGCTGGGGTATCCGAACGGATACTGGCTCGCTCTGTACGGCATTCGAACCTTGGCTTGGGAAGGACGTACCGACCTCCGGGAATTCGAGTACGTGGACGGCCGACTGACCGAGCGTAAGAAGTGACAGCCCGAGTCCTGGGCGGGTGCATCGATTGCCCGCCCGGGTCCCGGCGCCCGACCACGAGGCCGGGACCACGGTGCGCGACCCATCAACGGGAACGTAAGCGAGCCCTGGCCGACAAGAAGCACGGCGAATGGATATTGAAGACGTACGGGATCACGGCCGAGCAGTACTGGTCGCTGTTCCGGTACCAAGGTGGCAAGTGTTTCATCTGCCAGCGTGCCACCGGCAAGCGGCGTCGCCTGTCCGTGGACCACGACCACAAGACAGGTCGAGTCCGGGGCCTGTTGTGCAACCCGTGCAACCGGGACGTGCTTGGGCATCTTCGGGACTCGGTCGCGGCCCTGGAACGGGCCGTTACCTACCTGAAACATCCACCGGCGGATCAGGTGTTGACACCGATCCAGGTTCGTGTAATGTAGCCCACATCAGCACGGACAAGGGAGCGGACATGGCGAAGTTCACCGAAGACCTGTACAACGCTCAGGGCGAGAAGGTTAAGACCGTGGAATGGGTCGAGATCCAGGAATCCACTCCGAGTGTCACGGTGATGCACCCGCCGACCTGGCCGATCGACCCGGAGTACGCCCGTAAGTACGACGCCTGGGTTTCGCACATGACCAAGGTCGGTCTCCCCCGGCGATGAGCCAATCGGGTGACCCGGATTGACAAGGGACCGGGTCACCCGTAGTGTAGTCCTCACAAGCGAAGACGAACCCCAAGACACAGGGAGCAAGACAATGACTTTCAACATCGGCGACGTGGTCCGGGTCGGCAAAGGCAAGGTTCTGTACACGGTGACCTGGACCCCGCAGTCCGTGGGCTACACGGCTGACATGGCGGACGTGGAGGTCCAGTCGCACAACACGGGCAACCTGTCCCGGGTCGCGGAGTCCCGCCTGGTCCTGGTGGAAGCTCACCCGGAGATCGCCGAAGTGATCGAACTTCAGCCCGAGTCCGCGGGCTTGGCCAGTTACCTCGCGGGTCGGGAGCCGCTGTTCTCGGAAGAGGAGCAGGCCAAGATCATGCGCGACGTGGACAAGGCCATGGAGGACGCGGAACTGGAGCCGGTCGTGGAGACCTCGGCCTACGCCAAGGCCGTGCTCTTCGCCCTGAACAAGCTCGGGAAGCACGTTTACGCGGGCACCGTGCGCAAGAACGTCAAGGCCAAGCGTCGCGGTCTCAACGCCCGCCAGAAGGCTAGCCGCAAGGCGAACCGGTGAGATTGGCCCCGTGGTTGGTCCTGGGTGCGCTGATCGTGTACCGGCGCACCTGGGGCGCGTGTGACTGTGACGCGCTACGGCGTCGCCTGGTGTCAGCTCAGCGTGAAGTTCACGGCTACCAGGCAGAGAACCTGGAATTGATCCGAACGATGGAAGGAAAGAAATGAACGACACCAGCGATAAGTTCAACCGGTCCGTGGCCCTGGACAAGGCGATGGAATTCTACAAGGATCAGCGTGTGCACCGTGACACCCTGATTGAGACCGCCGAACTGTTCCGGGTCTTCCTCTCGGGTGAAGGCACCAAGCCTGAGCCTTTCGAGACACGGGACACGCGCCCCGTATTCAAACTTCCGACTGCCAATGATGGCTACGTCTACTTCCGACTTCTTGGTTTCGATGTCCTGTACCGGAGCCCGCACGCGATTGGCTCTCGTGTGGAAGCTACGGAACGGATCAACAGCCGGAGCCAGACATCCTGGCATCTTGCCACCGGCAGCCTGGCCACCAGGCAGGGTTTGTGGGACAACCCCGAGTACTCCATGATCAACGCGAAAACGGCGGCCGTTATCTTGGAGAAGAACATCAAGGGATATCGGTTCGAATGACCGATCCGGTACGGGAGCCCTCGGGCAACGTGGAGGGGGCTCCCACCCTGGTGTACGAAATGTGGTCGTGGCACCCCGAGCTTGGATGGCTGTTCGTCAGGTATGCTACACTGTCGTTGCGGCAGGTACTCAACTACCAGTCGTTCGGGTACCATGTCGAGAGGAGCAAGGCCGGTGATCGTAGCGGTACTCTGCCACTTTTTCCCCGGCTGGGATCCACCTCCGAGGATCCAGGAGACCGGCTGGACTAGGTGCCTCTGCCCGAACCCGAACCACCCGGAGGCGCGGCCGTCCGCCGCGATCTCCTTGGAGCTGGACTCGGTCAAGTGCCAAGCGTGCGACTTCAAGGGCGACGCAATCAAGATCGTGATGCGAGAAAGAAAGGTGGGGTACCGTGAAGCTGTCCGCTACGCTGAAGACCTCGCTTCAGCAAGCGGTGACCAAGTACCACGCCGCGCTCCCCGGAAGCGTAGCCGCCCGGTATTTGGAGGAGGATCGGGGACTGCCCCTGGACCTGATCGAGAACTTCCGCCTTGGCTTCGTGAGTGAGCCCCAGGTCGGGCATGAGATGTTCCGGGGCCGACTCGCGATCCCGTACATCCGGAAGTCGGTAGAGGGAAACTGGTCCGTGATCGGGATCAAGTACCGGGTCATCCCCGGGGTCCAGTGCTTCAGGGACGACGAGAAGTACCTGAACGCAGCAGGCACCAAGCATCGGCTCTACAACACGCTGGACGCGATCAAGAACGATGACGAGATCTCGATTGCCGAAGGCGAGATCGATGCCCTGACCGCGAGCGTGTACGGGATCCCGTGCGTAGGTGCCCCCGGAGTGACCTCGTGGAAAGATCACTTCACGGAGATTTTCATGGGGTACGAGACCGTGTACGCGCTCTGCGATGGCGACACCGCGGGCACGGAGTTCGGCGAGTTTCTGGCCGGTAAGATTCCGAACACGAGGATCATCCCGATGGACCGTGGCGAAGATGTGAACTCGACCGTACATCAGTACGGCGTAGATAAAATCCTGGAAAGGATGGGAAAGTCGAAGTGAGTGACAAATTCTACAAGTCAACCGACGAATTCACGGACCTTTTCGGAGGTCGTCCGATCTACTTCAAGGTTGATTCGGAAGGGCAGATCTTCGGTCGGACCCACGATGGCCAGTGGCTGAACATGACCGGGCCGCACCCGATCACCCAGTACAAGGATGAGCAAGATCTCATCAAGTGTTACAGCCATGACGGCTGTGTCATCACCGAAGTCCAGGAAACGGAGATCCCGGCATGAGTTTCAAACCCGCACACCTGGTGGCTCTGATCGGGGCTGCTCTGTTCGTCGGTACCACGGTCAGCGCGTGTACCTCGGCGGCGGACCAGGCCAACGAGAACCTGTCGAAGGCGGCCGAGAACTTCGAGGTCCCGCGCCGGATCGTCGGCATCAACGGGATCACGGACAAGGTTCTGTTCAGCGTCGAGGGGTTCTGCTCGATCGAGAACGATGGCCGAAAGCTGGACGTGATCTGCAAGGTGGACAAGGCCGGGACCATTGAGCGCACGACCCTGGGCCTGAGCGACAACGTCACGTACGTTTCGACCCAGCTCAACGGCGTCAAGGTCGACATGTTCCGGCCCCGGATCATCTTCCGCCCGGAGACGATCATCCCGAACTTCGAACTCAGCACGAGCAACTGAAAGGTACTCAGATGAGTGACAGCGGCTCGAACAACAACAACGGCATCGGTCTGGCCGGATCCACGTTCATCGTGTTCTTGATCCTCAAGTTGACCCACAACATCGATTGGTCCTGGTGGTGGATCACGTCCCCGCTCTGGATTCCGGCGGCTCTGGTCTTCGTGATCGTCTTGGTGGCGGGCATCGTCGCCGGAGTCAAGGAGGCACGGCAGGAAGCCCGGATCAAGGAGGCCCGAGCGAAGCGACTCCGGAACCTGTGATGGAACCCTGGACCTTCGATGTTGCGGTGACTACCCATGAGCTTCTGAAGCTGGGCGAGAACTGCGCGATCTGGGTCCGGGTCACGGTGCTGGGAGAGGGGTACTTGGATGCCTCTCTCCTGGCCTGTCAGATGGCCGGTTGCGTGGGGTACGTTACCGGGGTCTACTACGTGGAGTGAGTACCTACATGTACACTCGAACCCAGGAAGGGCACCGCGAGTGAATGTCTCAATTTCAGAGGCCGAAGACATGGCCCGGCTATCGTGGAGTCAGTCCCGTATTGAGGACGACGTGGTGTACGGAGACTCGTATACGTATTGGGACGGCACCACGGCTGAACGGCTTCGATCGGGGGTGGACGGTCCTCACGCTGGTCTTGCCGATCGGCTTTGCAACCTCAACGGAAGGCGCTTCGAATGAATGCTCCCCGAATTCTGGCGTGGGATATCGAAACAAGTCCGCACGCGGGGTACGTCTGGGGTCTCTGGAACCAGAACATCGGCCTTTCCCAGATCATCAAGCCCGGAGGCATGATCTCGTTCTCGGCACGCTGGGTGGATGAGCCCAAGTCGTCCACGGTGTTCGAGCACGTAACCGGGACCTCAGAGACTGAGCTTACTCAGTCCCGAGTGTTGATGCTCGATAAGTTGTACTCGCTTCTCGACGAAGCGGACGGTCTTGTTTCCTGGAACGGGAAGAACTTCGACACCCGGAAAGCTAACGCCGAGTTCATCAAGCTGGGACGGGCCCCGTACTCAGAGGCCAAGGAAATCGACTTGATGCGCGCCGTCAAGAAGGTGGCCAGCTTCCCGAGCAACAAGCTGGAATTCATTGCCCAGATCCTCCTTGGCAAGGGCAAGGTCCAGCACGAAGGATTCGCGCTCTGGATCAAGTGCATGGCCGATGACCCGAAGGCCTGGGCCCGGATGGGCCGGTACAACCGGCAGGACGTAGATCTTCTGATCGAGCTGTACGAGTACCTTCTGCCGTGGATCGACACGGTTCCGAACCGGAACCTGTTCGATGGCTACGACGGATGTCCGAAGTGCGGTTCTGAGCACATCCAGCGTCGCGGGTATCGGATCACGAAGATGGCCAAGTACGCCCGGTACCAGTGCCAGGACTGCGGTTCCTGGTCTTCGGTAGGAAAGGCAGAAGAAAGGGTGGACATCCGATGACGGAACCGGAAGCACTGGAACGAATCTCCGAGATCGGGCAGGCGTTCGCGAACGATGTCAACGACGGAGATGGTCCGGTTGCCTATGAGGGGTTCGTGGTCACCAAGGAGCCGGAAACCGGGAAGTACATTCTCCAGTACAACGCTACCCTGGACAACGGAACCGAGCTTGCATTCTCGTGGTACTTGGAGGAATCGTGATGGAACCGGTCCACTGGATCAAGCACAAGTACACCATCGGCAAAACATGGGGCCAGAAGTCCAGTTCCAACGACAACAACCGAAAGCGGCTCAAGCGCAAGGTCTCTGAAGCGATGAAGGTGGCGATCAAGAAGAGCCAACCGCACATGGTACGGGTCGTGTCCCCGACTGGCAAGGCTCGGATGGTGCAAGGATGAGCAGCGCAACCCGAGCCTATGTTAAGGGCGATGACCCGATGTACCGGGCCGTAACCGAGTATCGTTGGACGGACCGAGAAGGTAAGCTCCATTGGGAGACCCGGTACGCGGGCCCGTACTCCACGGTGGGAGCCGCGAAGCGGTCCCGGGGGCCCGGAGGCTACGTAGAGGTCTGCTACCCCGAGTGGGAACGGCTGGAAGAATGATGACAGAGGAGGTCCGGTTGTTCACCAAGTATGGCCCCGAGATCCGCGAAGCAGCGGAACGGGTACATGCTGACTGGCCCTCAGTAGCAGAGGCCGATGACCTTGCCCGAGATCTGGCGCTCAAGCTGTTCGACGATGAACGGTTCACGGCCCTGGACACGATGCCCGAGTACCGGCGCAAAAAGTACCTCGTTGATCAGGCTCGGGCTCTCGTGGCCTCTGAGGTGGCCGACTTCGAATTCGCCACCGGAAACAGCCTATACTCTGTAGGCGAGGTTCGATACCTCCTCAAGTCCGGGGCTCTGATCAATAGCCGGACCAAGATCACCGGTAACTTGCCCGATCTCGACGAGGGGTGCCGCTATCTGGCTCGGGTTCTGCCGGTGTATTCCAGGCTGATCTACGCGGAGTTCGTGTACGGGAACACGGCACCGGTTGACCGAGACGTGATCGAGGCCGCGGTTCGAGCGCTGACCGACTGCATGAACAACATCAACCAGGGAAGGAAGGTCCATGTCTGAGTTCATCTCGAACGAAGATCTGGAGAGGCAGTTCAACGAGACGCTGGCGCCGGTCCAGGAAGCAGGGCGACTCATCATCACAGGCCTGAACTTGGTGACCGGCGATGCCGACACGGACGTGTTCACGGTCACGGATGTGGCCACGCCCACGACGGCCAAGTCCGTGCTCTTACTGGTCCAGGCAGGGACCGGTGAGCAGTACAAGATGGTGATTGAGAACCTCGAACCGGAAGAGGAGAACCACGATGGCGAGTGACCCGTTCGCTACTGAAGGCCAGATCCAGGACACGCCCCAGGGCCCGTTCGTGACCTTCAGCCTCAAGCCGTCCGGCTCGTACGACGCGAGCATGGTCCAGGTTCGGGGCACGATCCCCGAGCTGGGTAGTCTGCTCAAGGTCGATACGGCCCAGGAACAGACTCCGCTCTGGACCCTGATCCTCCGGTGGAATGACCTTGCACGTGCGGTCCAGGCCGATGAGGCCAAGAAGCAGGCTTCGGCGGGAAAAGCGTAAGCCCTGCGGGTCGACCCCAGGGCGCAACCGAACCCCCGGACTGGTTCCCGCAACCGGCTCCGGTCTGCCGACACGGGACCAAGGTGTTCCGGTCCAAGGTGAGCGACAACGGGAACCTCTGGTACGCGTGGGCGTGCCCAGGCCCGTACAACGGGGATTCGTGCACCAAGGCTGAGGGTGCGTACGAGTTCCACAACCCGCCGGGCAAGGGCGCGGAAGCGCCCGAGTGGACAATCGTCAAGTAGAAAGAGGTAGAACATGGGTGCATGGGATAACGCTCCGGAGCCGGAAGGCCCCGAGTTCAATTTCGTCTCGCTCTCGAACGAGGGTGACGAGTTCGTCGGCAGGGTGGAATCCGTGGAGCTGATCACGATTCCGAAGGGCACGCTTCCGCAGCAGCCTGCGGATCTCCACGACATTCCCCGGCTGATGTACACGGGCACCGATGGCCAGACGTACGAGTTCAAGTACACCACGGCGGTGTTCCGAAACGGGATCCTCAGGCTCAAGCCGGAACCGGGCACGTGGGTGTACCACCGCCGCGGGGCCAAGAACCCGAAGGGGTACGTCGAGGGCATCATTCGTGAGGCCCGGACCGAGGAGACCCAGCCGGGCGCACGTACCTCGTACTCGGTTCCGGCCGAGAAGGTCGGCGCTCGAACCGCGCCTCCGGCTCAGGAGAAGTCGTTCAACGCGGAGCCCGCGGGCGACGACGCTCCTCCGTTCTGATCCACAGGCCCCGGGCTCTCACACGAGGGTCCGGGGCCCTTCCCCCTGGAGGAACCATGAGCATGACACAGCGGGTTGTGGATGAGCTTCGCGAATTGGCCCAGGATATCGCGCTAGAATCACGGCGCACTCGAAAGCCAGAGCGACGTGACCAGTTCACACGCTGGGCTAACCGGATCTTTGAGGCTGCGGATGATCTGGGTGATGACTGATGAAGCTGATCGAAGAGCGGGTAGCCGGAGAGCCAGTCAAGATCTGGGTTGTGGAACGGCCCGAAGACCTTGAGGCGTTTCGGGACTTCATCCGCGCTAACCTGCGCGGGCTAGCGTTCGACACCGAGACCACAGGCCTGGACATCTACTCCGTGGACTACAAGCTCCGGCTTGCCCAATTCGGGACCCGGGACACCGCGTACGTGATCCCGGTCGAGCTGTTCGGGGCGTTCGAGGTCATCCGCGCCTTGAAGGCGCTCCGAGTATTGATCATCCAGAACGCAGCGTTCGACCTTCAGGTAGTCCAGCGCTGCCTTGGCGTGCCGATGGAAGAGCTCTGGCCCAAGGTTAAGGACTTGAAGATCTATGCGCACCTGGTGGACTCCAGGGGCAGGGAAGAGGGTGGCACGGGCACGTCGTTGGAAGACATCACGCGCGCGTACATCGACTCGGAGATCGCGGACCGGGTCAAGGGTTCGATGGTCGAGATCGCCAAGTCCCTGAAGACGACCAAGGCTAAGGTCTGGAAGGCCGTGCCCCTGGATCACCACGGGTATAACCTGTACGCGGGCATGGACCCGATCCTGAACGTCCGAGGCATGGAGGCCCTGGAACCGCGGGTGCCGGTCGTATCACGCCCGCTGGTCTCGTTCGAGCATGAGCTAGCCGAGATCCTCTCGTATTACGAACGCGGGGGCTTCCTCCTGGACGAGGAGTACACGCTCAATCTTCGTGGCGAGCTGATCGAACGCGAGGAACAGGCGCTAGCTCATGTGTCCGGGTACGGGCTGGAAAACGTCAACAGCACGGATCAAGTTGCCGACGCATTCGAGGCTCTAGGCGTTAGGATCAAGGGCCGAACCCCTAGTGGTAAGCGCCAAGTCGATAAACACTTCCTTGAAGAACAGCTCAAGGGAACCGGAATTGAAGCCGAACTGGCGCGCCTTATCATCGAGGCCAAGAAGGCGCGCAAATGGCGCACCACGTGGGTTGAGTCGTTCCTGGACGGGATGGATGCCAATGGCCGGTGCCATGCCTCTATCAACCCTCTGAGGGCCAGGACGGCCCGCATGTCCATCACGGGGATTCCGGCTCAGACGCTGCCCTCGGGCGACTGGATGATCCGCCGGTGCTTCATCGCCGACCCAGGGCACCGGATCGTGTCCGTGGACTACCAGGCCCAGGAGCTTCGGATCTTGGCCGCTCTCAGTGGCGATGCAACCATGATCCAGGCGTTTAGGGACGGGGCCGACCTCCACCTCATGACTGCGCAGGCAGCCTGGGGGGACTGGGTCACAGCGTTGGACCCTCAGCGCAAGTACGCCAAGGTCGTGAACTTCGGCCGGGTGTACGGCGGCGGAGCTAAGACTGTGTCCGAGCAGACCGGCCTGAGTTTCCGGGAAGCTAAGCGTGTGGTTGAGGCGTTCGACCTCAGGTACCCGGGCGTCAAGAAGCTCTCGGATCAGCTCGCACGCGAAGCCCGGGAGAACGGGTACATCGTTACGCCTTCGGGCCGCGTGATGTACGTGGACCGCGACCGCGCGTACGCGGCTATGAACTACAAGATCCAGGGCACTGGACGCGACGTCACGGCCCGTGGTATCGTGAAGTTGCACAAGGCGGGGTTCACCCCGTACATGCGGCTCCCGATCCATGACGAGACCCTGAGCAGTCTCCCGGCTGGACAGGCTGAGTGGGGAGGTGCTAGGATCGCGGAGCTGATGTCAGAGACGATGGGCCCCGTGTTCATCGGCACAGATGCAGAAGTGGGTGCCCGGTCCTGGGGCTCACTCTACGGAGCGGAGGTATGATGTCGACGATGGCCAAGCAATTCCGTCGTGAATACACGGACGGGGACGGAGACACCCTCGTCGTGAGCGGGTGGCCTGTGGTTCCGGGCATCGTGTTCGAGACCCGGCGCAAGGGCGAGAGGCACGGGGACCCGGTCGAACTCTCGGACACGGAAGCCCGAGAGTTGGCCTTGTTCATCCTGGATCGCACCAAGTGAGCATGCACCGAGAATACGTCGATGGCGGGAACCGGGTCAAGTTCACCCGGTCCGCCGTTGACGGCCATATCACGGTTCGAACCTGGGATGTTGACCGACAGGCCTGGACTGGATACACTGTGATGGGACCCGCCGAAGTGCGAGACTTCGCCTGGTGGGCAGTCTACGGAGAGGACAGGGAATGAACAAATTCAAGATCGGTGACCGGGTTGTGTACATCGGGGACACACGCGCCATTGGGCGGAAAGGGGTTGTCACGGGCCTTCTGGGCGATGCGCAGGTGAATGTGGACTGGGACACGGGAGAGGCCTCGTACACCACACCCCTGGTTCACAACCTCCGCCTGATCCGCGCCGCCACGGTTCGAGCCCGGGTCCTGGACGAGGCCAAGCGGATCACGTCCACGGACCGGAACACCTCGTACGGGGAGCCGGAAGACAACTTCCAGCGCATCGCGGACTACTGGAACGTCTGGCTTCAGGACAAGCTCAGGGAGGACGTGAAGCTGGGTCCCGGTGACACGGCCGCGCTCATGATCCTGGTCAAGATGGCCCGGGAAATGAACGCCCCGAACGAAGACAACAAGGTCGATCTGGCCGGGTATGCGGCGTGCTGGGCGGAGGTCGACCCCAAGTGAGAACGTTCGGTCCCAAGCGTGGGGCTACGAAGTTCGGCATCAACGTCAAATTCACGGACGGGAAATGGCGTAAGTTCTGGTACGGCCAGAACCGTGACCTGCGGGACCGGAGGCACAACCAGTATCACAGCCGTCACGATGTGCTTGTGGTGCAGGACATCCAGGAATAAGCCTCTCCCACCGTGAACTAAGTTACCGTGCCTAGTCAACCCCTGTCAAGTGGCGTGAGTCACAGGCTCAGGGGTTGACTTTGGCATGCCCCCAGGATAGTCTTCTTATATCAACAAGGGACAAGCCCCGGAGGACGAAATGAACAAGATCTACACGGTCGTTTACACCCTGGACGAACTGCCCCAGCGATACCAGTGCCAGACCTCCGTGATCCCGGGTTATTCCACCGTTGCTGACATCCCCAAGATCATTGCCGTCCGTGTGTGGGGTAACGCGGAGAAAGCGGACCGTATCGAGATCGAATCGATCGTCAAGAACTGAGGTTCACCCGGATGGGGGTACCGATCCCGGGCCCCATCCGGTAATCTTCTTGTATCAGCAGCGGAGAGAGGAACCGAGATGGCAAAGACTCAGGCACAGAAGACCGCAGACGCCCTCCGCAAGCTCCACGCTTGCAAGAGCGCTGGTGAGGCCCTCACGTTCCTGAACAAGCTCAAGAAGTCGGACCCGACCACGTGGGCCGAGGTTCGCAAGGGCCGATGAAACTCCCCCCGGGTCAGGGGTTTACCGCCTCTGGCTCGGGGTGTAGTCTCTAGATACTGGGAGGTGAGAATGGCTAAGACCCCGAATAGCAAGGATCCAGAGCGGAACGGCGGCCAGTACATCATCACTTGGACGGATTACGAGGGCAAGACTCGGTCGGCCCGCAGGCCAACTAAGGGCCAGGCCCAGGCGCTTTGGCGCCAACTCCGGGACAAAGGTATCAAAGCCAAAATGCAACGCTGGTAAGGGGGAATGGTGGCAAGCGTGGACAAGCCCCGGTACGGGGTCAAGGTCAAGTACGTGAACGGTGCCGTGGCTACGTTCTGGCGGAGAAACGAGTTCGAGCGGGACCGCCTACACACGGAACTGAACCGCGATCCCAAGGTCAAGACTGCGAAGAGGGTGGGCCGGTGATGGTGCGTTTCAAGAACAAACCCACGCACGGAGTTCGCTGCTTCCTGATCGGGGGCGGCAGCGTGCTGATCAAGTGCATCAACGCCGAGGTCCAGGAACGGGTGTACCAGGCGGAGAAAAAGAAGGTTGGTACGAAGTACAAGTACATCAAGAAGGTGGGGATCTGATGTTCGGCGGCGGCAAGGAAACGGAATGGGGATACCGGACCGGGGGGCGGGAAGTTTGGCGAGGCTCCAAGGCCCAGGCTGAGGCGGACGTGAAGCGGATCAACAAGCGCAAGCCTGGCACCGCGAAGTTGATCCAGCGCCAGGTTCCGAAGGCGGCAAAGACCAAGGTCGGATCAAAGATCCAAGACAAGAGGGATGGTCGTTGTACCGGGGGCAAGTGCAAGGGCCCGTACACCTGCCGGAAGCACATGAAGCAGATCAGCGGCTCCGAGTTCGAGCTGTACGATCAAGCCGGTAGGAACAAGAACACCACCCGATGGGACGAATAGCAGGGGTTGCGCGGGCCTTCGGGCCCGTGCTATCCTGGTTCTACCAACGAGGAGAGGAGCCAGAATGACGATCCAGGATCTGCCCACCGAGAACCTCCGGAGTTTGCTCCGGGGCTTGGAGATCCAGAACCGACGTCAGCCTACCCGTGTCACGATGGCCAAGATCCAGGCTGTCAGGGCCGAGCTGAAGCGGCGCAAGTGATGGGCACTCGGATCACGGGGGGTAAAGACCCTCGCAAGAAGGTTCCCAATCCCCGCGCCGCGTGGGAGAAGTACCCCACCGAAGTAGAGGTGGGGTGCCTGAGCTTCGATCACCGAGACGTGGTGATGTTCAAAATCCCCCGGGGCAGAAAGTCTGCCCAGTGCCCTGTCTGTGGACGACGAGCCGGAAGGAAGTAACATGGCCGGAGTGAGCAAGCGGGACAAAGATCACGAGTATGGTCTCAAGTACTCGGTACGCCTGGCCGGTGGTGTGGTACGGACCACGAAGTGGTTCGCGACCAGCACCGAGCGTTCGGCTGCCATGAACGAGATCAAGACTCGCACGTCGGGGAACCTGATCTCGATCCGCCGGATGGGCAAGTAGGAGTTGCGCCTAGAGCCTGGTTCGTGCTAGGCTCTAGGCACACTCAGAGAGGAGCCGAGATGGCGGGTCGATGGTTCGGGAAGTTCGAGCGGGTCATGAAGAAGTGCAAGACCTGCAACGGCAAGGGTAAGCTGACCGGGAAGATGGTCGAGGGAACCGGGCGGAAGTCGATCAAGTGCCCGTGGTGTAAGGGCAGGGGATTCGTCTTCGCACCCCCGAAGAAGTAGAGGAGATCACATGGCGCAAATGCCCAGCTTCAAGGGCCACAAGTTGAAGATCGGGAAGCCTGGCAGGGACGGTTCCATGACGGGGAAGTGTTCGTGCGGGGGCTGGATCGGGACCGGGAAGACCCGGGACGAGGTTCAGAACAAGTGGAACAAGAACCACGTCAACAAGTTCGATAGCTGGAAGTAGCCGGGACGGCCCCTTCGGGGGCCTCCCACCCAGGAAGGAAGATATGGCAAGATACAAGTCTAATGACTGGGTAGCTCCGGGGACCCGGGTCCGTGTGCGAAATACCAGTACCGCGTACTATGTAGGGCGAGAGGGTACCGTGGTCCGGGCCCCGGCAGGGAAGTCCGGATGGGCCAATAGCCGATACAACACCCGCATGACCTATGTCAAGCTCGACACCGTGAGTAGCCCCCTCGGCCCTTACGGATTCTTTACCGACAATCTGGAAGGAATCGAAGAAATGTCGTACGTCAAGAACCTGGTTGGCCCGAAGCCCGAGCCGGTCCAGGAGCCCAAGTTCCCCACCCCGTGGACCTCGGATGGTTCGAACGTCCTCGACGCAAACCGTAAGGTCGTCCTGAAGGTTCGTACCGGTGGGTACATCCAGAGCGAGTACGTCAAGGATTTGCCGATGGCCGAGCGGTACGAACTCGCCAAGGTCATCGCTGCTGCTGTGACCCAGTTCTACGCCAAGACGGTCGAGGACTCGAAGAGCCCTTTCTGAGGAAGCCGGTGCGCAAGCCCGACCCTGTGTTCCTGGAGATTCGTTCCGCAATCGAACGGAGCATAGCTCGGGCCCGCGCAGACGGCACCTGGGCCCTGTAATAGGAGAAAGCCCCCGGACCAATCCCAAAAGGGAAAGGCCCGGGGGCTTATCTTCGTGTCAGACGTCGGTGTTCTTGGAGGCCTTGACTGCTGCGATCAGTTCATCGAGCTGGGCCTGAAGACCCAGAAGCGACCCGGTCTGCTGCTTCGTGTCGTCGACCAGGTTACGGCCGTCCGGGTACCTGTACCAGAAGAACTCCTCCAGTGCCTCGACGAACGCTGCCTTTACCTCTGCCTGGGTTGCCATCTTCAGCCAATCTGCCGGGGGGTTAAGAACCGTGGCCACTCGACCACGGAATTCGTTCATATCGAAGTTGGGATCGGGCTTGCGCCCGACCGGGGCGCACACTTCCTTGTGGCCCAGGACTCGGGACACCGAGAGCCCGAACGCGCGGCACAACGCTGCGCACAGGCGCGCATAAGCGTCAAGCTGAACCTCGGGCCACGGATCCTTGCCTGTAGCTTCGGCCTCGATACCGATCGAGTGCGCGTTCGACTGCCAAGGCTGAAGGGTGGCGCCGGTGTGCCAGCACTGTCCCGCGGCCACCACGTACACCACGCCCGAGCGTGAGAGCACGAAATGAGCCAGAGGACCGGCCAGGTCTGAGCGCCCGTTCTGGACCACCTGAAGCGAAGGCGCATCACCGGTCGCGGGCCCTGCGGTGTGGTGGCACGTCACGGTCTGTACATCGGTCATAGCGCCGTGGCCCCGGGTCTTCCACCCGGCCTGTTCAACCACGATCAGACCCGCGCCCCTAGCCACATCGGCCAGGTTGGTGAGGTACGGCATTTAGATTCCTCCTCCGGGCCCGCACCCGGTCATAGAGATCGGGAAAGTCGAGCCGTCCGATAGGGTGATGGTCCCTGTGCACGAGGCCATGTCCAGGTGAACGTCCGTGATCCGGGGCGCATCTTCACCCTTGGGGCCTTGCTGCCCGGGCCCACCTGCGGGACCTGTGTCCCCCTGCTCGCCCTTAGAGCCCTGAGAGCCCTGAGAGCCGTCCAGGCCGTTCAAACCCGGGGCTCCGGTATCTCCTGTGTCGCCCTTAAGTCCGGGCTGTCCTGGGCTACCTGAGGCCCCGGGATCGCCCTTCTCTCCGCGCAGACCCTGGTCACCTCGGGGACCGGTACCAGGCTGCTGAGGCTGGGAGTCCAGGTTGGCTGCCTTGGCGCACAGTTCTCGGTGCTTGTCGTAGAATTCGAGACCCTTGGCACATTCGGCCTGAAGTGCCGCAGCGAGGTCCTGGCCCTGCCCGGCCTGCTGCTGGGCGGACTCCTTGGCTCGAAGGTTGTACCAAGTACCAATACCGATGTACAGAACAACCACGATCAGAATCCCGAACGTAATTCGAGCCAGCAAGGAACTGGTCCTGACCAACTGGGGATCCAGATCTGGATTAGCCCTCTTCCGCACCTGAACCTCCCCGTACCAACTTCTCCATTGCCAAACGGTGCGCCGCCTCTTCGGCGGCACGACGAGCGATACGCTCAGCGTTCATCTCTTCCCGCAGATTACGAATCTCTTCCTTGAGACCCGAAATCTCGTCCCGTAGTTCCCTGAGTTCACGGGCCCGGTTAACGCGCAACTCTTCCATCTCATCGTCATGGATCTTGTTGATTCGTGCGATCTCCTCGCGATAGCCGCGAGTGGTCTGACGATTAAGAACCCACATGATAAGCAGAATGATAAGCGCGATACCGATAGGTCCGAGTTGACCGAGAGCGCCAATCCAATCAGGCATTAGGCACTCCTAGTCTGTTACAGTCCTACGTCCTCTACCAGGAGGCACCAGTTCGAATCCGCGTCGCCGTAGATACCGCCCGTGGCGGACAGCATCCGCGCCGTGAACGAGGCCGCGTACGTGCCCGAGGACGGGGCAACCCACGATCCGACCAGGGTTCCGTCCTCGACCAAGAACAGCGCGTCTCGCGCACAGTTGGGCGTCTTACCGCGAACCACGGTTCCACCTGTAGCCGTAGGCGTGGACCCGGCAATGACACGGATCTTCTGGTACATCGTGTCCGCCATCGGGGCTCCGCCCGAGGCCTGGTAGTACACGAAGTCCGAAGTAAACTTGTACCTGCGTCCAGCAACCGCGGTGAACGTGCACGAAAAGATCACGGTCTCCGTGGTCGTGACTCCGACGTTCGAGTTGCCGGTTACCTCCCCGACCTTGCCCCTGGCGATAGGGGACGTGGTAGCGATCAGGGCTGCGTCGTTCGTGATGAACTTGGCCTCGATAGCTGTGGCCAGAGACTGCATCTGGGTGTGCCCGGCCGGAGTATCCGACGCGGTCGGATACGGGAACCCGTACGTGGGCGTAGTTCCTGACATGAACGACTCCGATCAGAAAGGGATGGCCATAAGCCACGGGTCAGACACCGTGGATGTGGGAGTCCCGGCTCCGGCCGCACCCGCGGGAATGGTCAGCTTGTACTTGATGGAAACGGTCTGAACACCCGGGACCAGCGCGTTATTCGCGGCTACGGCATTAGCCCCCGCTACCTGGGTTAGAAAAGACTTGAACGCGGGCACCCGGATATTGTTCGAGACGCTGATCTGGTTTCCGGTCATGTACGACTGCCCCAGGAAGAACCCAGGTGTAGCTAGCTGGTTCTGACCGCCGGGGCTTGAAACCACGAGCGAGCCCTCAACCTCGGTGCCCCACATCCGGATGTGCGACGCGCCCCACATGAACAGGCATCGCTGGAACTGGCCCAGGGTTACCGTGAACGAGGGACTCACCGAGGCTCCGGCGTCAAGGTCCCGCCACGTACCCGTGGTCCCGCTGAACGTGCCCCCGTTCCCGTCCGCCTGCTTAGGCGGTGTCGAACCCACGGCTCCCGGCGTCTGAACGGGACCTAGGATAAAGTACTGGGTCTGCTTACGAACCACGAGTACCGTCTGCCCGGCATGGTATTCGGTTCCCAGGGACGGGGTCAAAGCCTTCAGGTTCGTCAACGTAGCATTGTTGATACGGACCGAGTTCAAACCCGTAGAACTGTCCCACGAAAGGATAAGCCCGAGATGCCAACCTGAATCGTCAGAACCCTGGGGGCCCATTACCCCGGCCGTGATCAGGTCTGCAATTTCAGCGGCGGTTGCCATTCCTACTCCTCAGTACAGATACTGCTTACGGGTCCGGATTTCCATTTCGTCATCCACGGACATCGAATACTTGATCGTGTCGATGATGTGAACCTCGGTGTACCCCTCGCTGTACGTCACCGAAATGATGTCCCACGCTTCCAGGGCGGGGTTAGGAACCAGGCCCAGGGCAACCGAGTACGGGAACCCGTGCGTAGCGTCCAGAAGGTTCTGAGCCGCGGAACCGCACTGTGCGTCCGTGGTCAGGAACGACGAGGAAAAGAACTTGGGCACCTTCCCGAACACGCCACCGTAAAACGTGGGCGAGGCCGGATCATTATCGAAGGCGATACCGTAGACCGGAACCTGATCTCCGACCGGCTCACCCGTAGCTACAACGGCGTTATAGACGCCGTCCCTGGAAATGGTTCGAGCCGCACGGACCAGGACACCATTGGCCCCGGCGTTGATGTTGAACACCGGGGTTCCCGTGGTGGTGGGCGGTGTCTTCACCACGAATCGGCCTGCATAGTCGAAGTAGCAAATCTTACCGTACGCGCGGACCAATTCCTGAATGAACGCCAGACGGTCCTGATCCACGAAGTGATCAGACCCGAGCAGGGTCGCGGCGGCTGAACCACCAGGCCAACCCGTGGAATCGTACACCGTGGTCACACCTGGCATAACATCCGTGATCAGGAAGTCGAGCACAGACGCGACCGAGGCTGAACTTCCGAACTGAAGCGGGCTGGGAACCCGGCCGTCCCTGAGGTTGGCCATTCGGTCCTCACCCGAGATTCGGATGGCAGAACCGCTAAACTTCTTGGAGCGAATCACTACATCTTCGACCGAGTTAACGCGGAAGTACCCCAGTCCTACGTATTCGGTTGTCCCGTTCGCGTACTGAACTCCGCGCTCAAGGTAGATCTCGTGCGCGTACGCGTTGACGTTCTCGAACGGCTCGGCCAGGACCAAGTCCATCGTGCCATTGATGTCCGAATTTACATCCACGGTCACGTCCCCAGAAATAACCTGGAGAGGGAGTCCGGCCGTGCTGGGGTCTACCCCGACAACCCAGGGGTAGACCAGCCTGGCACGGAATACCGCCTTGTGTGGGCCCCGAACCGTGTTCAGGAAAGAATCAGTTACGGGGCGCACAGCAACTCCTTACGGAACGATAATCACGGACGAGGAGATCTTGTCCACCAGGTTCGACCACGACGTATTCTGAGGATCGGCCAGAACCGCGGTCCACGAAGCGTAGTTCGAGGTAACGTCGTTCCAGATGTACGTGGATCCGTAAACCGCCGGAGCAGGCTGCGAAACCTCGCGTGCCGAAACCGTAACCGACCACGAGGACATAGGAGCATCCAGCGTTCGCTTCAGGGACAAGGCCGTGAAGTAGAACGTATCGATATCGGCGTTCGGGTCCGCGACCAGAAGATACATAGGATCCCCAAGCGCGATTCGCGCAGCGAGTTCCTTAGCGGCCTGCTTATCCGGAGCATCGATCGTGAATTCGTACGCGGGCGATTCCATGATATCCGAGACGATGACAGGCGCGGAGCGCCCAACAATCTCGAATACCCCGGTCTTTCCGCCCTGAGTGATCTCCGTGAAACCGGTAATCTCTACCCTGATGTTCTGGCCTGGGCGACCCGGGTTCATCAGCCAGTACGGCTTCGAGTTCGGGCCAGGCAGCACAGGGGTCATTGACGTGGTTCCCTGGTCCGTAAAGTCACGAACCGGGACACGTAGCAGTCGAGCCTTGGACACCGCGGCGGAGCCGCCAGTCCACACCGAAACTCCGGACGTGAACGAGTTCAAGTTCGTAGCCTGATCCGTACGCCACGACAGGTGAGTTTCGCCGTTGGCACCGGCAGTGTTAGCCGCACCCTGCTGATCCGTGAACGAAGGGGGCGCCGTAGCGCCCGAGGTACCGGCCGACTGCTTCCAGGCGTCCAGGAGCCAAACCGTGTTCTTGGTGGGCGAAGTTCCGCCCGGGTACGCGACATCCTGTGCCGAGGTGTTGACCTGAGTCTGGACGTGGAGCGGGGTTCCCGCGTTGATCCAACCCAGTACCTGGGCCGAACACGAGTCCCCGGCCGAGCCGCCCGAGAACGCGACTGAGGGCGCCGCATCCCCGGCCTGGTAAGCGCGGTAGAAGTGCTCGAAGTGACCAGACCCGCTCGCGATACGAGTCCAGCCCGTGGGCGTGGTAACCGTAGCTGCGGTGTTCCGGTGCGAGACCTTGAGCACCATCATGTTCCCGGCAGCCACGCCGCCCGGGAGCGGCGGGGCCAGGGTCGAGTTGTTGCCCGTGGTGAACGCCCCCGCGGTCAGAGACGTGACCGAAGCCGAGTCGATAGCCGTGACCCGGTAATAGTTCACTACCCCGAACACGTACCCGTCGTAATGGTCGATGTGCCCAGCACCAGCCGAGACGGGAACAACGTCCCCGCCCCGGATGGTGGACCAGGTGATTTGGTCCTTAGACCATTCGACCTTGGCGTAGTCGGCGTCCGTGTTGGCACCAGTAAACGAAATCTGCACGCGGCCGAAATCGTCATTGTAGGTTGCCGTGATGGACAGAGCCATTAGGCCCCCTTCCGTGCCTTAACGAAACGTCGAGTGTCTCGGTTGTTCTCTTCGACATGGGCCGTTACAAACTGGGCCAGTCCATCAGCATCGCCCTGGACAACAACCGTAACCGGGGCTCCTGTGAACGACGCGGCAGCGTCGACCGAGTTCGTGACCGCGGCATTAACCGAGGTTCCGAACTGAGGATCAGCCGTCACGCCCTGAACTGCTGCCATGGTGTTTTCCATGGCGGTCACAGCCAGGCCTCCGCGCTCCTTGATACCCTGGGCCAGAGCCTCAGAGATCGATCGGCCCGAATACAGAGTCCAGCCCTTTCCGGAGAAAGGCCCTTCCTTAGCGGGCGAGAACGGAAGCAGATTGCGAGCCGCGGAGAGCACGCCTCCGATTGCGCCTGTGACAGCGCTGATCTTGGACTTAATACCGTCGATCAGTCCCTGGATAATCGAACTGCCCGCGCGGAACAGCATCAATCCAAAGTCTCCAAGAGCCCCGAGGATTCGGCCCGGGATCGAGCCGACGAACGAGACTGCCTCTTCGAACCTGGACACAATCGCGCTTCGAACGTTGTTAACCGCGTTCGACACAGTGGACGAGATCGAAGACCACGCCCCGGAGATACGGGACACAAGACCCGAAAACAGCCCGGTAACCGCGCCTACGACCGTGGCGATAATGTTATTGATCGAGGACATCGACGCGCCGATAAGCTCCGCGCCCAAACCGAAAACGTCGATCAGGGGCTTAAGAGCCTTTAGCTGTAGGTTAATCATCGCAGCGGCGATCTGAGCCACCAGAGCAATGATTGGTGTCGCCACATTAATGATGGAGGTAATCACCGGGATCAGCGGGATGAAAGCCTGAACCAGGGAGACAACGACTTCGACCAAAGGCCCGACGATCGGTAGAAGCGCCTGGAAGATCTGCACAATCGCATTTCCTAGCGCTCCGGCCAGAGGCCCGAGGGCCTGGCCCAGAGAAGCGAACGCCTGTGACAGCGGCGGAATCAAGGGCTTAAGAGCGGCCAGAACCGAATTAGCCAGAGTCACGAACGGAGGAATCAAAGCCGTGATCACGGCCAGGACCGGCTGTAGTGCCGCGGCTGCAAGCTGGACCAGAGGTCCGATCAGCGGCGCAACCGCTGACAGGATCTGGCCCATCGCCTGAACCAAGGTGACGATAACCGGGACCAGGGGCGGAATAGCCTCAGCCAGGGTACCGGCCAGGACCGAGGCTAGCTGTCCGAGGACCGGGCCCAGGGCTGTAGCCACCTGCCCAAGACCTGCCCCAAGAACTGCGGCTAGCTGACCTACGGCCGGAAGAGCCGGAGCGATTCCCTTGACAAGCTCCCCGAACCCCTTAACCAGGGCAGTAACACCCGGAGCAGCGGCCTGGAGGGCCTGTGACAGCAGCGGGAGCACGGTCTGTAGTACCGAACCCAGCGTCTGGCCGACGGCCTGTCCTACGGTCGCCAGGGCGTTACCGATGCCGCCTAGGGCCTTCTGCATGCCCTCGGATCCGAGAGCCTGGTTAATCGACTTGAGCGCGGGAAGGAATGTACCGGCCAGGCCACCCGCCCCGGAACTGAGTCCCGTGAACAGGTTCGTGGCGATACCCACCACCTGCCCGATGATCTGGCCTAGTGTCTTGAATGCCTGGATAGCGACCGTGATCGTGTCACGGATCGTCTGGGCTCCCTGTGCCGACGAGGTCCAAGCCGCGAACTTCTGGGCTGCGGCTCCGATTCCGGAGGTCAGCTGAGCCAGGATCGGAGCACCGATAGCGCCAATGTTGATGAACGCCTGAAGAACCGAAGCTAGGGCCTTGCCCACGTTCTGAATGACGATGGACATCTGAACGAAGATGCCGTTTACCTTGCCGGTATTCCCGGGCTGGTTAAGTACCGCGGCCACACGAGAGAATGCCTGACCCGCAGCCATAGCGATCGACTGAAGACCGACACGAAGCCCTGGAAGTGCCGCCTTCAAAGAGTTCACACCCGGCGTTAGGCCGGACTGAAGGGACTGCGAAACCTGAGACTTGAGCTTGTCCAGCGTCGGGGTCAAACCCTCGAACGCCTTCTTTGCCCCATCGGCTCCGAGCTTGAGGGCAGCCATAATTCCCACGGCACCGATCAGTGCGGCAGGAATCAAGGCTGCCGCACCCGCGGCACTAACTAGCGTGGGACCAAGCGTAGAAACCGCGGACTGAGTAACCGCGAAAGCGGCGCCCGCCTTGGCGAGGTTCAGCATGATCGAAGTAGCGGAACTCAGACCCTTGTTAAGCGACGCGAAGACGCTCTTAAAGTCGAGTTCCGCCTTGAGCTTCGCCACCGAAACGCGCGCCTTGGTCGTGTTCAAATCAAGGTTGGCGTTTAGATCCTTGCCGTCCACCGCGGCCTTGAACCGGTCCAGGGTTTCCTTGGCCTTCGTGGTGTCAAGCTTCAAATTTACGGAGACCTCAGCCTTGATGGCCTTGAGTCCCGCGTTAAGTTCCTTGCGGAACTCGGTCAGGTCCGGCTTGATACGGACAGAAGCTACACCTACGATTGCCATCGGTTCACCCCTTCTGGGCGTTCAGGAACCCGCGCGCGATAGCGTTCAGGTCCTGTTTGTCACCGCTGGACTTCGTGTCGCCACGGGGAGACGGAATAATCTTCGGGGCTCGAAGCGGCTTCGAGGAAGCGACCTGGGCCGTGGTGTGCGTATTGAACATAAGAAGGTTGGCCAGTGCCAGCAGCAGATCCTCGTTTTGAGTCCACGCGTACAGCTCAGGCTTTCCTTCCCGGGAAGCTTGGAAGGCGCTGCCCGGAGGCAGCCACTTAATCAGGTCCAGAAGTTCATCGAACGACCTTTCCTGAACCGCGGACTCCAGACGAAGTCCGTAGACCCGCTGGAAATCCGCGGTCAGTGGCCCCTCGTAATCTTCTAGGAGATCACTCAGCGCCTTCGCTTTTCGTGGCTGCGGCAATCGATGCGCCGTACTCCTCCAGGATGACCATCAGCAGAGCGACGGACTCAGGACCGAGGAACTTGCGAGCCTTGCGCTTGTCCTCCGCCACCGAAACCAGGCAGTCCACAAGCTGGGCGCGGTAGTTCTCCACGTCCGTGTCTTCGTCGTTCTCGTCCAGATCGGTCAGAAGCTTCTGAATAGAATTGAACTTGGCCGTCTCCTTCTCGTCCAGGGCAATCAAGTTCTTCAGACGAACCGTGTCCGTCTCGAACTCAATAACAAAACCCTCGAACTTCTCCGCGGCCTTCTTACGCAGTTCAGCAATTGCAGTCATGTAATTCACTCCCTAGCATCATGGAAACCCCGGGGCCCTCTACTGCCATGACTCAGTTGAGGGCCCCGGGGAGCTTAAAACCGGCCCTATGTCCGGCAGTGAATCTGGATCAGCTCAGAGGCATGAGCGTGGGCGAGATCCAGTCGTAACGGAGCGGCTTCGCGTTCGGACCAACGATGGTGTTGGAATCCAGGAATGCCGCGTGAAGCGGGACCGCGATTGCGTCCTCGATCGAGTCGGTCGTGATATTGTCACGGCCCGTCCACGAAACGCGAGGCGCGTACAGGCCGACACGCTTCGTGCCGTCCTCCCACACGACCAGAGCCGCGGTCTCCGTTGCGAGACCATCGTACTGGCCCTCAACCTGGAAAACCCCGGCGGTCGATCCGCCCGTGGTTCCTACGTACAGCGCGATAACCTCGCGCGTGAACTGGGTGACGTCGACATCGAACCCTGTAGCTACGGCCTGAACTACCTGGCGAATAGCCTTCTTGGTAATGGAACCCTTGGTGGTAACGTCCCCACCCTCGCGGGTGAAAGCCACGTTTCCCTGCGCGGTCTCGTCGCCGATGTGGCCCAGAATGGTCCACGCAACCCCAGGGCTGTCCAGGGACGCAGCGCTAGGCGCTGCGGTATCTACGGGTGCGGTGTACAGAACGGTGCGGGATACAAGGAAGTACCCGTTATCGTTGAGAGT